CAACGTTAAGAGCAGAAGCCGAAGCTAAGGAAAAAGCTTTAGCTATCGAGCGTGAAAAGTTAGCAAAAGAACAAGCTGAAAAGGATAGGTTAGCAAATATAGAAAGCATTAAACAAGCTGCCATCATTGCCGAACAAAAAGCTAAAGCCGACAAACTTGCTGCCGAATTAAAAGCTAAGGAAGATGCGGAAAAGCAGAAACAAGAAGCAGATAAACTTCGCATCGAACAAGAAGAGGCTGAAAAGTTGGGTAAGGAAAAGGCGTTATTATTAGCTCCAGATAAAGACAAGGTTAAAGTGTTTGCTATCGATTTTGGTAAATTAACCTTTCCAGAATTGTCTACTAAAGAAGGTAAAGAAATGGCCGTTAGGGTAAATGCAGAAATTGAAAAATTAAAAGCTTTTATCAATACAGAGTATAAAAAAATGAAATAATTATTAATCATCAAGATATTAAAAAATGAAAACAGAATTAACAATTCAATCAATGCAGGTTCAGGACATTATGACAATGGCTAAAACCTTTGCTGAAAGTGGTTTATTTGCCGACACTAAGGAAATGGCAAAGGCATTCGTTAAGATACAGGCTGGTCAAGAGATTGGCATTGCCCCTTTTCAGGCTATGAGTGGCATTCACATCATTCAGGGTAAGCCTACTATTGGAGCAGGTATTATGGCTTCAAAAGTTAAGGGTAGCGGTAAGTATGATTACAACGTTATTCAACAAGACGAAACTGCTTGTATATTAGAGTTCTTTGAGGGCAAGAAAAGCCTGGGTAAATCATCATTTACGATTCAAGATGCAAAAACGGCAGGAACGCAGAACGTGGCAAAATATGCTCGTAATATGCTATTTGCCCGTGCCATTAGCAACGGTGTCAAATGGTATTGCCCAGATGTGTTTTCTGGTCCTGTTTACACTCCAGAAGATTTTAACGCAGTTGAGCAACCAGCAGGTAATTATACTGAAGATGTAGAACATGTCGAGGTAAAAACGTTGAAGCCAATTACCGAAAAACAATTTACCCAATTAACGGCTAAGATTGAACTTGGTGATTTTGAAGCCAGAACAAAGGCAGAAGAACTGTTTAGCTTCACTCAAGAACAAGTTGATACATTGGATAGCTTAATGCCAAATCAAGGTGATTAAATCGGAACTGATAACTTCAGTAGATAAGCTTATTGAGTTATCAAATAATAGAAAAGCAGTCGTTTTTAACGGTACGCCACCAAAGGCGGCTGCTTTCTTTATAGGAATGCCATTAAGGACAATTGTCCAATACATAAACAATAAAATGTTGTACACTTATGAAAAATGTTAACTTATTTTTAGAGCCTTTAGATGATAAGGTTTCTTTGCCAATAGAAAAAAGAACGCTTTTAAACCTACACAAAGGCGAAATATTGGAACTTGCAACAGAGATACTCCAACAGGTAAACGATGGAATCTTAGATGATGTGGATGTTAAGGTCTTTGCTAAAAAGGGAATGACTTTCTTTGAGGCATTAAACGATGGACTTAAAGGCAAGGTAGAGCTTCCGCAGGATAAGGATTACAAGAAACACGGTTGCACGATGAGAATGCAAGATACCGGCGTTAGGTATGACTATTCGGAATGTGGACACCCTGTAATTGACGAAGTAAACCAATTCCTTACAGAAAAGAAACCCTTGATTGAAAAGATACAAAAGGAACTAAAGAACCTTAAAACCTCAACCGAGATTACAGATGAAGATACCGGCGAAACATTTACCGTTAAACCACCTTTTAAAAGCTCTGGACGCTCCGTTATCATAACCTTTGATAAGTAATGGAATATCAATATGCTTTCTATCCTACGCTATTAGATAGCTATTTTAGATACAAACGCAGTGAAGATGAACTTTCGTTTATTCAGTTGTTCGATAAGATAAATAAGGTTCAACAAGAACCAGATGAGGCAAGGTTAAAGGGTATGGCTTTTGAGGGATTGATAAATGATATAATCACAACTGAAAATACTAATTTATTTAATGACGTATTTATTTTTGATGGTTTTGAATTTAATAAAGATTTAGTTCTTAAGGTTTATGATAAACTAAAACGTTGCTCAAAAATCCAATCATACCACGAAAAGATAATTGATACGCCAAAAGGTAAGGTAAAGATTTATGGTGTGTTTGATTATGAGTTTCCAGAAATGATGACTGATTTAAAAACTTTAGGTAGCTATTCATTCGGTAAATTCGAGAACAATATGCAACACAAGTTTACTGCTTTGATTACGGATTTAAAGGAGTTTAACTATATCGCAACTGATTTTGAATATATGTTCATTGAGAATTACTGGCTAAATGATAAGGTTCGTAAACAAGGAATTGATGACATAATAGAATTTATCGGCTTCATTGAACACTTTAAGAAATTTATAACCAACACTAAAATATTTGGCAATGGAAATTTGGGTTAAGAATACTTTTAGGGGATTAATACCTATGTATGATACTGATTTAGACAATAAGAAAAAGCTAAAGATAGACCAGGAATATTTGGTAAAAATAGCAATGCCTCGAAACATTAAGTTTCACAGAAAAATGTTTGCTCTTTATAACCTGGTATTCCAAAATCAAGAAACATACCGAGTATTAGACGATTTAAGGCGTGATATTACAATTGAAGCAGGATTTTACAGGGAACGTACAAACATTTACGGAGAGGCTGTTAAAGAAGCCGAAAGCATAAGTTTTGCCAATATGGATGAAGATGTTTTTTCGGAGCTTTACAATCGTTCCTTAGACGTAATAGTTAAATTCTTTCACTTCGATAGGCAATCAATGATTGACGAAATAGAACAATTTTTCTAATGAAAAAAATATCAAAAAAGATGAGCGCCAATTTAAGGGAGTATAAAAAGGTGCGTGAAAAATATCTTGACAAACACCCATCCTGTGAAGCGAAAATAGATGGTTGCCATTTAGAGGCTAACCAGATACACCACAAAAAAGGCAGGATAGGTAACTTACTTGTTGATGATAATTACTTTTTAGCAGTATGCGGTAACTGTCATCATTGGATAGAGAACAACCCAAAAGAAGCAAAGGAACTAGGATTTTCTTTGAACAGATTAACACTTTAACCCCCCTCCATTGCTTGGATTTGGAGAAAGATAGATAGATTATGAGCATAACGATAACGAATGAAGATAATTGATTTATTTTACTTATCTTCGTTTATGATATGTATTTATAAAATAACATCGCCAACAGGTAAAATTTATATCGGTCAAACTGTAAATTTTCATAAAAGAAAACTTAATTATTTAAGGGTTGATTGTAAAAATCAAACAAAACTTTATAATTCTATTCTAAAGTACGGAATTGATAATCACAAAATAGAAGTAATTATTGAGTGTGAAAAACAGGAATTAAACAGGCTTGAAAGATATTATCAAGATTTATATAATACTAAAGAAATCGGTTTAAACATAAGGCTTACAAAAAGTAACGATAGAAGCGGTTCTTTCAGTGAATTATCTAAACTAAAAATGAGCGCCGCTAAGGTTGGTAAAAAAAGGAGTGAAGAAGTAAAAAAGGCTATCAGCGAAAAAATGAAATTGGTAGCAAAAGAAAGGTCTTCAGAATATTATAAGGAATTTTCAAAAGCTAATATTGGAAGAAAGCATTCTGAAGAGCATAGGGTAAAAAATTCAAACGCTAAAAAAGGAAATAAATTTAGAAGCAATCATAAAAATGGCAATACAAATAACTAATGAATGCAATATGTTGCTAATGGCACGTTACCCAGATAAATACTTTGATTTAGCTATTGTTGATCCTCCTTATGGGATTGGTCAACCAAATCAATCAAACTTAAAAGGATATAACGGAAGAAAATCTTTAGAAGAAAGGTTGGATAAAAACAGATTAAATTCTGGTAGTGGTAAACTTAAAAATAGGGTTTTAAATAATTCAAAAATAAGTTGGGATGATGCCATTCCTAATCAAGACTATTTTGATCAACTCAAAAGAGTTTCTAAAAATCAAATAATTTGGGGAGGAAACTATTTCCCATTGCCACCAAGCAGATGTATTATTTGTTGGGATAAAGTACAACCTTGGGAAAACTTCAGTCAAATTGAATTGGCTTGGACTTCATTCGATATGCCAGCACAAATATTTAAATTTGACAATAGAACTGGAGGTAAAATTCATCCGACTCAAAAACCCATCACTTTGTATAAATACTTATTGCAAAAATATGCAGAAGCAGGAATGAAAATCCTAGACACTCATTTAGGTAGCGGCTCAATAGCCATCGCCTGTCACGATTACGGATTTGACTTAACTGCTTGCGAACTTGACAAAGATTATTTCGATAGTGCAATGAAACGTCTACAACAACACCAATCACAGACTAAACTATTCTAACGCAGACGTGTACTGCTTGGTGCTACACGATTTATAATGTTCCTTAATCCGACTGGCTAATGCTGGTCGGGTTTAAACTAGATGAGATATGAAACTAATATTATTACTACTAATCCTTGCGCTCATTGGACGCTCGGCAAGGAAGGACTACGGATGCGGACAGTACAAGACTGGATGGAAGAATGGTAAACGAATTTAATTATGAAAGGAAATCCAATAACTGAAATAGAAAGGAACTATATAAGGAATAATTATATGGTTTCTGATGACAAGACTTTGGCAAAGGTTTTAAACCGTACAAAGGCATCAATCACAATAATAAGGCAGAATATGAGATTGTTCAGAGGTGAAGACGGCTGCCATTATATACAGGAACAGGTTGATTTTGTAAGGGATAACTTCATTGAAATGACAGATGCTGAATTGGGTTCAAAGATTGGAAGGTCTGAAAGGTCGGTCACAAATATGCGTTATAGGTTTAAGTTCATAAGGCCTAGAAAGTCAATTGACGGATATATAAAAAGGAGATTGGAAAGAATGCAAGAACTTATTAAGATTTGCGAAACAACGCAAAGTCCTTATAGACTTGACAAGGCAAAGCAAGAGTTAAAAAAATTAAGTGGACTATAAAATTAATTTAAAATGGAAAAAACTGAAAACGTAGGTAAGAACCTAGCAAAGATTAGGACTGCATTAAAATCAGGTTACAAGTTAACCGTTACAATGGTATTAAGATGTTTTGGCACAAGTGAGCTAAGGCACTACTTAAGTCAGCTTAGAAAGGAAGGTCTTGATATTAAGGATGAATGGCAAAGTGAAGACGGTAAAAGGTGGAAAGTTTATTGGTTAAATAATGATAAATAAATTGGAAGTTTCAAACTAAAATATTATATTTGAAATATGGTTACAGAAATAAGAAAAGACCTTTTAAAGGTAAGTACTTACGCTAGAAAAATGAACAAGTCAACGACTTGGGTTTATGACCAGGCAAAAGCAAAACTCATAAACCTTGTTGAGATTGACGGGGTTAAGTTTGTTAAAATTACGAACTAGGGTTTTTTATCGACTAAATTATACGACTTGTAAAGTTAAAAGTATGGAAAAACTAACGTGGTTTAAGTTTGTGATATCTGATTGGATGATGGGTAAAATACAAAAATGCCCAGAGGTTACACAAGCAAGATTTATACGTCTTTGCTGTCTTTATTGGAATAAAGAATGTCATCTATCATTTGAAGATGCAGAGATTGAAATTGATTTAGAACATCTACATATATTGATATCTAAAAAAATAGTTATTAAAAATGATGAATTTGTTACCATTAAATTTCTTGATGAACAAAACTCAGATGTATCTAATTTATCTGAAAAAAGAAGGGAAGCGGTAAAATCAAGGTGGGATAAACTTAAACAAATTGATACAAATGTATTAAAATCAGATACAATTGTAATACAAAACGATACAGAGAAGAATAGAGTAGAGAAGAATAGAGTAGAGAAGAATGTTGATGATATTAAATCGACGCCATCATTTATTTTCTTCACTATGAAAGACTTTGAGGAACAGGTTGAGATTGGGGAGAATGAATTTACTTTACTAGCAGTTAGGCAAACAAAACTAAATGTAATGCAATTAAAAATATTTTTGGCAGACTTCATAAATACTCAAAAGTCATTGACCTTAAATCCTTGGAAAAACTCGGCAGATGCAAAGAAGCATTTTATAGCTTGGGTAAAAAAACAACCGATTAAACAAGGAATAACAATTCAAACTACCAACTAATGATTAAATCAATAAACGAACTTAAGAACTCGGTAAATGAACTAAGGGAGAAAGGTGTTCAAAGAGGTAATGATACTGGATTTAAATGTATTGATGAACTATATTCAATTAAGCCTGGAACATTTACAATAGTACAGGGTTCGCCAACACATGGAAAGTCAGAGGTACTGTTTGAATTTATGATGAACCAAGCGCATAAATACGGAACTAAGGGAATAATACTAAGCCCTGAAAGCGGTAACGCCTCAGAGATAGCAATGGAACTTGTTCATAAGTATCTTGGAAAGAATCCATATAGAACATCTTTTTCACCTTGTACGGACAAGGAGTTTGAAACGGCAATAAATTGGGTAGATTTTAATTTTGCAATAGCTGATGACGAAGAAAAAAGCTACTCCTTCAAAGATTTGGTAGAAGAAATAACAGAACACGAAAAAAAACATAATTGCAAGTTTGGAAACGTAATGGCAGAACCTTGGAATGAACTAGACCACAAACTGGTTTTGGCTGATAATTCTGGAAGACAGGATTTAGCTATTGAAGATGAATTGACACAACTTAGGAGATATTGCAAAAAAGAGAATAAGCATACTTTTTTAAGTTTTCATCCATCTTCTCAATCCTTGACAAAGGATAATCAAACAGGTATTTCATATTACGAAATGCCAAAGGCCAGGGAGGCAGCAGGTGGACAGGCTACATTGAGAAAGGCTTTCAGTTGGATAAACATTTGGAGACCACCAGTAGGATTGATAGATGGATCAACCGGAATGCCTTTTATGGATAATGAACTATTCTTTCAGGTAGAGAAGTCAAAGCCAAAGGGAGTAGGAAAGAAGGGCGTTACAAAGATTTACTTCGATTGGCAAAAGAATAGGTATTTTGAGATAATAGAATACCCAACAATAGGAGGACAACATCTATACGCATTTGACCACGAAAAAGTGGTTATAAGCGATTACGTTGCCCCAATAATGCAACCAAGTAAATCATTTAGTGAACCCAATGAAAAACCTTTATTCTAATGGAATATAACGAATTGAAAAAGGAACTTGAAATTTCAAGGCTAGAAATAGAAAGCTGGCACTTGTTCTATGAAAGTTTTACAGAACACGATATGTTTATTACATTGGGCAGGTCTATACTTGTCAGGATGTTTTCAGAGCTTTATAAGGCAAAGTCAAAAAACCCTACCAATGAAAATATTTTGAGGACCGAAAACAGGCTTACCAATCTTGAAAAGGTTTTTGACAAGATGGAGGGAATGAATAACAGATGCGTTAACCTGCAAAAATCATTAAGGCTAAAGTCAACAGAATGCCTAAAAAAAGACGAGCAAATCGAAAAGTTAACAAATGAAATAGAGGCAATGAAAAAGGCATTTGAAAATGATTAAAATTTACACTTGGTCATCGTATCAAAAAATAAAACAGGCAAAATGGAACAACACGAACTAAAAACAATTCAGCCATACTTTGATGAATTGGTAAACGGAAATAAAACCTTTGAATTAAGAAAAAATGATAGGGGTTTTAAAATAGGAGATACTTTGATTTTAAGGGAGTATTTGCCAAAATGCAATGATTATACTTTGAGGAGTTTAAATTTTGTAATTACCCATATCTTAGAAAACTATCAAGGTATTGAAAAAGGCTATGCCATATTGAGTATCAGAAGAATTAATAAACCGTTTTAAACAGGCAAATGAGTAGCGAACTAAACTTTGTCATTCCAAAGCGGATGAAATACAGAAATGTTAAAACTGTTATTGACGGCATTACTTTCGACAGTAAGAAAGAAGCTAACTATTATGGAAAGCTTAAATTGCTTTTAAAGTCTGGAGAGGTGATAAAATTTGATTGCCAGGTTAGATATGATTTTGAACTGAACGGAATTAAGATGGGCTTCTATAAAGCTGATTTCGTTATTCATTGGAAAACAAGCGGAATAAAGGTTGTTGACGTAAAGGGGATGAAAACGCCAGTATATCAGCTTAAAAAGAAAATGATGAAGGCTTTTCACGGTATTGACATATTCGAGGTCTAGCCCTAATGCAACAAGCCATTGATAACTTAAAAAATAACTAAATGGAAAATAAATTAATATTCCCAGATAAGGAAAAACTTCATATTGAGTTTTTGGTAAACTATGGAAATGAGTTGCTAAAGCTCAATAACCTAAAAGTTGGCGATGAAATAGAAATAGAGTTTGACTACGAACAGCTAAGAAGCGGTTACAAAAGCAGGGAGCTAAATAGAATGGTTTGGCAAAAATTAGCCAAGGGTGTTTTGAAATTGGATGAAGATGGATGCTTGTATGCAGAGAGTTTAGATGACTTTACATTCTATTGGCAAACGCAAGTATTTGGCAAGTATAAATGGCAAAGCGAAACAAGAAAATCAATAAGGAAGTTTGGAACAGGATTTATATATAAATAAACATTATGAAAACACACTACGAATGGGTTTCAAGAAAGCCTAACGAAAAAGAATACACTAGAACTTTATGTGGTAAAAAAGACCCATTGTTAAAACTAGAAACAACATTAAGGAAATATAACGTTGATTGTAAGGATTGCCTTAAACGGTTAAAGCCATCCACAACCTAAGGAATGTAAATAAGTAGAAAATAGAAATTATGAAAGCAACACCAGAAGAAATTAAAAAAGTACTGTTAGGATATAGAACAGAAATGGAATCATTTACAAATAGGTTATATAACAAGCGAATTAATATAGCCAACGGATTAAAGGAAATGAATCTGGAATCGATTGACACATTCGATGAGGCGTTTGGAAAGGAAATGTTTTATGTAGCAATAACCGACCTTATCAGAGAAAATGAAATTAATGATTTAATGAACTAAAATAAAAATTATGACACCAAAAGAAAAAGCAAGGGAACTATTCGAAAAGATATTCCCTAATTCAGACCCAAAGAACGATGCTAAGTATAAAAGCACGATGAGCCAAAAACTTAATGCTATCGATAGCTGCAAGGTTGTCGTTAATGAAATATTAACGGTATTGGATAGCGGAAGCCTTTATATGGAACAGGCAAAAGAAGGAATAACTAACAATGAGTTTTGGATTGAGGTTTTATCTGAACTTGATTTGATACAGTCAGAGGTAATATTATGATATCAGAAGGTAAAAGAGCTTTTATACAGCAGACAGCCAATGACTATGGATTAGATTTTGATTTAGTCCTACAGACTTATGAAACCGAATTTACATTAGCGGATTTTTATTATGAACTGGAACTTTATATATCGAATAGGCTTTAATTTGCATTTGTAAAAAGAAATGGTAACTTTGGGTAGACGAAATGGACACTAATAAAAAGAAAATATTAGAAGCTTTAGAAAATTGTCAGGGAATTGTTACAACTGCCTGTAAATCAGCTAATATGCCACGTTCTACATATTACCTTTGGTTAAAGGAAGATGAAGAGTTCGCTGAATCCGTTGCTGAAATACAGGAAGTAGCATTGGATTTTGTAGAAAGCAAGTTAATGGAAAAGATTAACGGCATTAAGGTGCAGGTTGGAGAAAACGTTTATGATAACCCTCCAAGCGATACGGCAATAATTTTCTATCTTAAAACAAAAGGAAAGAAAAGAGGATATATAGAAAGGCAGGAAATAGCTGTTGGCGATATGAATATACCTTTAATGTCTTTTGACCCACTCGCTCAAACAGATGAAGAAAATAAAAATTAATTTCGTATATTAGTACTGTATTCGAGGTACATAATAAAGAAATTTAAAGCATTGGTAAGTAGAGCCTCGAACTCGAAAGCCGATGCTTTTTTAGTATGATAGGAATTTATAAATTAACATCTCCAAGCGGAAAAATTTACATAGGACAGTCTTATGACATTGAATACAGGATGCGTTACTATAGAAGTAATAATTGTAAACAACAAAGAAAATTATATCACAGTCTTTTAAAATATGGTTTTGAAAATCATTTATTTGAAGTTTTAGAAGAGATACAAGAACAAAATAAAGTAATTTTAGATGCTCTTGAAATAAAATATATAAGAAAATATGTTGAATCTGGGCATAAAATGTTAAACCTTGCTCATGGTGGCATAAGTAGCGGAATGCACTCAGAAGAAACAAAAGAAATAATAAGGAAAAAGAGAGCGTTACAAAAACCACCAACACTAGGTAAAATTTATAAACCTAAAATACATACTTGTAAACTACCACCTAAATACGGAGAGTTTTGGAAAGGTAGGAAACATACTATGGAAGCAAGAGAAAAACAAAGATTAGCTAAACTAGGTAAACCAAATTATTGTCACAAATTAGTTATGAATATCTATACTGGAATTTATTATGATAGTTTAACGGATGCTGCATTTAGCGTAGGTACAAGTATGAAAAATATGTCAAACAGAATGAGAGGTATTAGCAGGAACTTTACTGGACTTATTTACGTATGATGCAACCAACAACAGCTTTAAGAAAAATATCAGCACTTAAAAAAAAGATAGTAGGAGTTCAAGGCGGACAAGGCGCAGGTAAAACTTTTGCCATACTCCAACTTTTATGCAACCATGCATCTAGTAATCCAAATAAAGAGATATTTGTTGTAAGTTCAGAATTATCTAAAATCTTTTATTAGGGTTAAAATCTATATAAACTCTATGTTCTTGCTATCAGATGTGTAATAAATATTCAACCCACTAAGTACACCTATTCGATTTATTAAGTCCATCTTACCGCCAACCGCAACAGCATACTCCCAGCCAGCACGACGAAGCGAACGTATCTTATTAGGTCTATTGTTATCACAAACAATAACGGCATCGTATGGAATATTAAGCTTTGCGAACATCCAAGCAACAAGTCCATCCTGTCTGTCCTCACCATCGCCACTTTCAGCCCCTCTAATCGCTTGTAGTTGCTGCGGTGACATATTACGCTCTATCTCGTTTTCGCTTGCGTAGTTAAGCTCCCTAACGTAAAGGTTGCCATCGTGATACTTAAGACCAACTATTGCCCACGGGTCTACCTTTCCCCAGTCACTAGCAAACCATTCCTGAACCTTTAACGATAAATAAAACTCCAAAGAGCAAGGAGTGAAACGGTAAATCCTGCCTTCAACCTGACCAACCTCACCTGTGCCATACACTCTCCACATGTTAGCCCAATATGGATTAATCTCGATTAGTTCGCCTTTTTCGTTAACTGCGTAGTTGCCTGTTGAAATGTCCCTTTTATACCCTTTCTGTTTATATAACAAAATCTCGTGAACTTCTTCTGATGAAAGATATTCATTATCTAAAATGAGAATTACGGTAATTAAGGATTAAGTTAAGATAATGATTTTGTTTGGTATTTTCGAAAGACAAA